GATAAATGAAGCTGGGCAACCTGTAATCAAAGAAACTGACGGCACCGTCGGTATTTCAGGTCCTGCATTTAATTGGTCAAATGTGCCTAGTCTGCCCGCAACTGGTATACGCAATGATAAAGGTGTTTATACTTCAATCGAATTACATCAAATACCTAATCCTTTCTATATCTTTGGCGCTAACGGTCATTACTCTTTGCCGCAAACGACAACAACATTTAGCTTTTTACCATGGAGAATATATCGAGGTAATGGGCATAATATATCTGTAGGTACTCAAGAGCCCAGATATACTGAAAGACCATCGTCCGGGCAGGCGTATCCTCGCAGAAAGATCAAACGATAACATATAAATAAAAGAAAACTGGAGACATTCACATGGCAATGCCCGCAACAAGACAAGAATTGATTGATCATTGTCTACGTAGACTCGGATCACCTGTCCTTGAAGTCAATGTGGACGATGACCAGATAGAAGATAAAGTTGATGATGCGATACAATTGTATCAAGAATATCATGCTGATGCAACTTTTAGGACATATCTTAAGCACCAGATAACGGCTGCTGATGTTACGAACGAGTATATCGATGTGCCTGATACCGTATTATATGTTACTAAAGTATATCCATTCAGCAAGACGTTTGGTTCTGTTAACATGTTTGATATCAAATATCAGATGATGTTGAACAGCATGGGCGACTTCATGAACTTTGCGGGTGGTATGTCATACTATTACCAGATGGAACAGTACCTAGAGTTTCTCTCTGATATTCTAGACGGTGAGCCACGAGTTACACACTCAAGACACCAAGGCAGAATTTACATCTTCGGCGAGTGGGCACCTAATCAGTATAACAATCTAGCAGAGGGTGACTACATCATGTTTGAAGTGTTGTCGCTTGTAGATCCTAGTACGTTCGCAGATGTTTGGAACGACAAGTTTCTCAAAGACTACACCACACAGTTGATTAAACAACAGTGGGGTATGAACATGTCTAAGTTTGAAGGTATGCAATTGCCCGGTGGTGTAACACTCAGCGGCGCTCAGTACTATCAAGACGCGACCGCTGAGTTAGAACGACTTGAAGAAAAAATGCGTAATGAAAATGAATTTCCACCAGATTTCTTCATGGGTTAATGCATGACAACTAATCTCTATTTTACACAAGGGCGAACGTCCGAACAGAATCTTTACGAAGACTTGATTATTGAGTCTTTGAAGATGTATGGGCAAGATGTTTATTATATGCCTCGTGAAATCGTTAATAAAGACACTATATTTCAAGACGATAATGTATCTCGCTTTGACGATGCTTATAAGATCGAAATGTATATTGAAAACACCGAAGGCTTTGACGGCGAAGGAGATCTATTCAGTAAGTTTGGAGTAGAGATTCGTGATGCCGCAACTTTCATTGTATCACGCAGACGCTTTGGCAATACAGTCGCACAGTACGAATCTACTGCTGACAAGCCATTCTATCGCCCGCGTGAAGGAGATCTGATTTCTCTTCCACTTTCAAATTCTATATTTGAAATTACAAAGGTTGAAGACGAATCACCTTTCTATCAAATTAAAGATCTACCTGTGTTTAAGATTCGTGCTGAATTGTTCGAGTACAATGACGAAGATTTTGATACAGGTGTAGATTCTATTGATAATGTTGAAGGCTTTCATGCCTATCAAACTAAGCTTACCATGTCTAATGTTACAGGAACATTTGAGTACGAAAACATTACTCAAAACAACGGTGCTTATACATTGACAGGTGAGGTTGTTAATATAGATGCCTCGGGCGATGATGTTGTGCTTTACATAGCACACACCGGCGGTGCGTCTGATGGTGAATATCATGACTGGACCACGACCGGGTTAATAACAGGAGCAGAGTCTTTAGCGACAGGCACTCCATCTCTAGTAGGTGAAGATCTTCAAGACGGCGCTATGAACGACGACTTTAATCTTACATCACAAGGCGGAGATATAGATTTCATTGACTTTAGTGAATCTAATCCGTTCGGAGATCCATAATGCTAGGTGATCATTTTTACCATCAGAGAATTCGTAAAGCGGTAGCAGTTTTTGGATCTTTATTCAACAATATCCGTGTGGTACGAAAAGCGTCTGATGGATCAACATTGTCTCAAGTTAAGGTGCCTCTATCTTACGCACCGAAACGAGACTTTCTAGCGCGTATAGACGCTATGAACAATGGCGAGGATGCAGAAAGGCAGATTGCATTAAAACTGCCTAGAATGTCTTTTGAAATTGTAGCGTTGACTTATGATGCTGCTCGACAATTGCCCAAGATGAATAACTGCATTTCTTATCCTACAAACTGGAGCGGCGGTGGTACTAAGCTATACACACCAGTGCCATATACTGTTGCGTTTCAGTTAAACATCATGGCAAAAACTCAAGACGATTCATTACAAATCGTCGAGCAAATTATGCCTTTCTTTACACCGAACTATACGGTAACTGTAAAACCACTTGATGGATTTGATATAAAAGAAGATACACCTATCACTATGACGGGCGTAACGTTTTCAGATGATTTCGAAGCGCCTCTTGAATCACGGCGCACTATCATTTATACGCTAGATTTTGAGATGAAGATCAATCTCTATAAAGGTGTGTCTACTAATACAGCTATTATTTCAGAAGCTTGTGTACAATTTCTTAGCATGGATGGCTCAGAACTATTCTCTAAGGTGTGTACTGACAGTGCCTTTGCAGCCACTCCGTTAAGCGGGCTTGCAGTAGAAGATGGTCTAGCAACAGGCGTTCCGTTTATAGTAAAGAATGTTCCTTCTGCTGTCACCTCTATAACAGCAACATCACCTCTACACGGTACAGCAACCGCTTCACTGGGAAGCTCGATGACTATGGTAGATGGTGTAATTCAAGCGAACGGCACCTGGTATTATTATCCCGCAGATGACTATAATGGATTAGACTCATTCAACATTTTAGTCGGAGGTGATTGGGGGATCAGAACTTATCCTATCTCTATCGACGTAGAAGGATCTGTTGATACAGTAGGCGACAATATAGTATGTTCTGTAAACAGTTTCGTGGACTTCAACGTGGCTACAAACGACAACTGGTCAAGCAACGATCTGACTTTTGTTGTTTCTGCTGGTGGTGATCCTTCAAATGGAACTGTCACCATATTAAACGGTAGTACTGGATTATTCAGATATACTCCTAACGCAGCATTTACAGGCACAGACACTTTCTTCTACAGAGTATCACCTTTGGGCGGATCTTCGGAAGTCGGCGAAGTTGTTATAACAATAAGCTAAAGTCATATAAATAAACAAATAAAACCGAGATTATAGGATCATGGCAGAAGTAAAAATATCGCAACTAGTGTTGTTCAATCCTGATTTATTAGACGAAGTTATTGTCAATGATGTCAGTGGGCTGATTACTAAAAGATCGACTCTACAGTCTATCAGGGATTTAGCTAATCAGAATATTGATGATACGCTTACAGGATCCAAGATCACCGGTGACCTTGAGATTACTGGTGCTCTCACAGATGGAGTGTGTACCATTCCCGACATCTGTGAAATCGTAACCCAAACCGAGTTAGAAGAATTATTGGGCATTGATCCTGAAACAGGGCTAGTCGCCAGTCTTATGTGTGCGCGTGACTCTGCTCCTACACTCGGAGGTGGCGATTGTGGCTTAAGAATTCTGGGTGAAACGACCATAGACAGTGATCTTTATGTTAAAGGCAATGTTTATATTACCGGCGATGGTACCAACAATCTTCAGTGGGACGGTAAAGCGACTGGTGATGGTGAGTTTATTACCAACATTCAGTTTGCTTTAAAATCCGATTCTGCTGATCATGCACGATACGCTACCAATGCAGGTTATGCTACCTTTGCTGACTCTGCTACGATTGCAGACAGTGCTGACCATTCGCGCTTCTCTTTATTTTCTAGATACTCAAAAGAACAACAAAACGTACAAGCTACTACCGACGCAAACCACTACTTACTTATGTCACAGGCGTTTGATGCTATCGATAGTGTTGAAGCTGATGGGCAGTTATTCTATAATCCTACAACCGATATTCTAGACGCTGGCTTTTTCCGAGGCGATGGTTCTCTTTTAACCAATGTTGTAGCAGATAACGTTAGAGCAAACGAATTAAACACAGTTACAACAACTTCAATTGACAACCATTATATTATTTTTCGAGAAGCTGCTACTGGTTTTGATAGTGCAAATACAGATGATGCTTTACAGTATAATCCCGCGGGTAATTATATAACTGGTGGTACGCACTTAGATGGTTGGGCTAGATTCGCTAAGAACACCGAAGCGTCTAACGCCACGGGTGTTGTTAATTATATCATGATGCGAGCGGATGCGACTGGTGAAGACAGTGTGAACACACACTCGGGTGTCACCTATAACGCAACAAGCGAAACATTATCAGCATCAAACTTTTCTGGTAATGGATCCGCTTTAACTCTAGTAGACGCCGTAACTGCAACAACCGCTACTAACGTTATTGTTTCTGCTATCACCGATGGCGCTACTTATTATCCTATGTACAGCCCTGGAACATCAGGTGGGCAACCAGTCAAAGTTAGTACTGCTTTGGCTATTAATCCTAGTTCAGGAGCTGTTGCAGTCCCTAGTGATACCGGTAAACTTACTTTTGGTGCTGACAGTGATACTGCGATTTTCCATGATGGATCAAACGCATTTATTGACACACAGACTGGTGGTCTTAACATTATTAACAGTGCTGGTGCTACCAACGTTGTGATAATAAACAACTTGCCTACAGTGGATTCTGATTTGGTCGTAGGGCAATTATGGAATAATGCAGGATCATTGCAAGTTTCTGCTGGTCCTGTGCTAAGTTATGAAGCTGTTTATGCAGGGCCAACTGATGCGCCTTATTCTACTGGATACACAGGTACAGCATCAGCAAATTATACTGGTGAATTCGCAAGAACACAGGCAATTAGTTATGTATCTTCGTATGTTTCTGAGCCTCTCGGCACAAATTATACTGGTACGTTTTTAGGTGCTGACTCTGCGACCTACAGTGCTTACACTACTCAATATAGCGCCTTATACGAGGCCTTGTACGAAGGCAATTATCAACCAGCGCAAAGCTATGACGGTACAGCTTATGCTGCCGAATATGCCGGTGTAATTGCAGAAACATACACAGCAGCAACTACTGCTACATATGATACAACTTACACTGGTTCAATTTACTTGAGTAATTACACAGCGAATTATAATGCATAACAACTTTATTGACAAGAAGCGGAGGTTTATAAACTTTCGAGAAATGCAGGTAGAGAACGTTCTACCTGAGCACTTCGCTTCACTATATCCTAAGTTTATTTCACTCCTTGAAGAATATTATGAATTTCAAAGTGAATATAAATCTACGGAATTATTGCAGCATTTGTTTGCTTCTCGTGATATCAACGAAACTGATATCACTCTGTTAACATTCATTGAAGATGAATTGTTGTTGGGCGAAGAATACTTCAAAGGTTTCGGTAAAAACGAAACAGAGCTTCGTGCTGCTGCTAATTTTTCAAACATTTTGTTTCGAGCTAAAGGAACTAAGTTTGCTATTGAGTGGTTCTTTAGATCATTCTATGGTGAAGATGTAGAAGTTCTTTATCCAAAAGAAAACATATTTAAAGTCAGTGACCTTGAATCACAACTAGGCCCAAACTCTCTTAGATATCTAACCGACGATAAACTCTACCAAACATTTGCTGTATTGATTCGTGTGGGCATACCTATTTCTAAATGGAAAGAGGTCTTCAAACTATTCGTTCATCCTGCAGGCATGTACTTAGGCGGTGAAGTCTTTATACAAGACGATGTTAATCCTAATATCGTAACATTAAATGATGTTGTTAATCAATATACTTCACCTTCGTATGTATTATCTAGTACTCAGACAGTCGATGAAGGTGATGCAATAACAATTACTGCTACTGGCAGTAATCTTGTAACAGGTACAGATGCTATTTACTGGTATGGCGAGCATATTGACACTATTGATTCTGATTTTGGTGTCAATCATTATGATGGCAAGTATGGATTACCAGGTCCTGATTCTGCACAATATGTGCCTATTAATGGAAGCACCGGACAATTCAACATCAGCACTGTCATTGATGCACTAACTGATCCTGCTGAAGGCTCAGAGACTTTTAATGTTTACATTAGAGATCGTTCAGGAAGAGCTTTAGCCAATCAGACTATAACGATTGGCGATGTGACACCTTCTTATCAATTAAGTGTGCCCAATGCGGGAAATCTTACCGAAGGCAGCGGCCCTTACACGATTACACTTGTTGGAACTAATATTGAAAACGGTGGAACTACTACAGCTAAATGGTATATTGACGAATCACAATCCTCTCTTACATTAAAGGATTCTGATTTTGTTGATTTCTATGATGGAGCCTCAGTCTTTCCTATTAATCCTGCTACTGCAAAAACTGTAGCTATATCAGGCTCAACAGGTACTTTTACATTAAGCCCTAGAGTAGATGGCATCTCAGAAGGATTGGAACAAGCAGCCATAAAAATACTAAACTCAGATGATATTGAAGTAGGAAACGGTGTTGTTCGTATTCTTAATACTGCTTACTCTCTTGCAGTTGACGTGCCCGATATTGTTGAAGGTAATCCACTGGTCGCTACAATAACCTCTGGTGCATACAATATAGGAAACACAGTTACTTGGACAGTTTCGGGTTCTATGTTTAGTGACGCACGACTAGCAGAAAAGTCAGGCACTGTTACTTTTGTTAGTGATGGATCAGGTGGCGCAGAGGCTATAGTATCAACACCTGTCACTTCTTCAGACACGGTTCAAGGTCCAGTTACTGGATTCTTCGGCGTTGAAGATACTAATTTAAATTCACAAATTCCTGAAGCTTATGCTAAGGGAATACAAACTGATACCTTCACTGTAAATGATGCAGCAGCAGTATACACTATAACAACCACACCTTCGATTGCTACAGAAGGTGATACAGTAACATACACAGTTGGTGGTACTAACATACCAGATGGTACAGTGTACTTTGGTATTGCAAACATCAGTACAACAGCCGCCGATTGGACGACTACACCGCCAGATCTTGATACTAGGCAACCTATCACTATAAGCGGTGGAACAGGTACTTTCCAATTAACGTATGCTAGTAACGGTGATCAAGACGACGAGACTTACCAGACGAATGTTTATCTGAACGGCCCTACAAATATAGGATCTTCTGTCGCATCGGATACAGTCACTATTGTAGGAACGGGTAATATTACTACGTTTGGGCCTTCTACCTTGCAGCCTAATGAAAATACGTTCAGCAACGGGTTTGAT